GTTAAGTCTATGTATTTTATAATCCTTTTTTATCCTTCTATAATGAAGTTAAAACAAGATTCTTTTGGTTTGAACTCTAATACCTTGGCGGTCCGTCATCCTGATGGACATCTTAGATGATTAGATAATAAAAGAAAGGAATTCCTTTCTTCTATTATTTCAAAGCGACAAAAAAAGTTTAATGATTTGGTCAGTAGAAATGCTGGTCGTGGTTTAGTCAATCAACTGTTAAAAGTTTATATGGCTATCCACCCTCGGATTAGTTCATCTGTAGTAATACAGATAGTAATGTTTTGTAAATCAATTCACAAAATCTGGCGTGCTAGAAAAATGAAAGGTTTAGTCCTTTATTTGAAGGCTTGTCAAGTTATGCTTCAGCAAGCAATTGGTGGGTATAAAGTTAAAGATTTAAGTGAATTGAAATGCCGTCCCAAACGAAATCGATCAGGTTTTCCTATAATAATACATCGACACTCACGTAATTCATTAATTAAACACGACTCTCGTAGTGTTAAATTGTGAATGACTTTATTCGGTATATACCGAGTTCTTGAATTCCCGGGAAGTTTGAAACTTGAGACAATTACGTCTTATGCTCCAAATTTTAAGGGATTACTCAAGGAGTGAGATTATTTTATTACGAAAGTCTGGTCTTCAGTTCTTATCAAAGAAAATGATATTGAGTTCGAGCGAGTTACTTACGATCCAATTCAAACCTCTGCTCCTAATGTCTATGATGACAAAGTTCTATTTGACGAAAAAGCTCCTGCATTAATATCAACGCACATTCGTTCGTTAATATATTCTGCAAAAGTTTGAATGTCTAATAGAGATTATATAGAAAAGTTTAAAAACTTTTCGTATTTATTGTCGTCACAGATTATTATGAGTATGCGGTTTGTTGGTTCGGTAGATAGAATCCAATACGGTAAAAAGGTTTTGAATTTAAATGATAAAGAAACTAATTACAATGACTATTTTAGACTTCAGACACATACTGTGAAAGAGAAAGGAATAAAATTCTTTCTTGATTCTAAGTTTGGAGAAGAAGGTTATTATAGACATAGTTTAGGTGCTTTAAGATTAAAATTTGAACCTGCGGGGAAGATTCGAGTATTTGCTATGGTAGATGCATGGACACAATGGATTATGAAGCCTCTGCATCTTGTCCTTTTTAATATACTTAAAAGGTGAAGAACAGATGGTACTTTTAATCAAATTGCTCCTATAAATAGGCTAATTAGCGAATTCGGTAATCCAACCGCGTTTGTGAAAAATACTACTTTCTATTCATTAGATTTATCTGCGGCTACCGACAGGTTACCTATCAGGTTACAGCAAACTATCGTTGGATTGATTTATGAAATATTCTTTTTAAAGAATTTCATGAAGTCTAAGACAGGTTCTATATTTAGGAATATAGAATTGTCTCAGCAATCTATCGATTTTGCTTTAACTTGAAAAGAGTTACTTGTTGGTAGGGTTTATACGCTTTCTTTTGGTAACAAACCATTAACTGAGTCCGAGCGTAAGCTCAAGGCTAAGAAAGATGGTATGTTTACACAAATAAAAGGGTTAAAACACAGATTGAATATATTGAAATATGAAGTAGGTCAACCTATGGGAGCATTGTCATCTTGAGCGATGTTGGCAATGACTCATCATGCTATAGTAGCATTTGCGGCTTGAAGAGCGGGCTTAAGAAATTTCAATAGGTATGCAATATTAGGAGATGATATAATTATAGCCAATAGTAAAGTGGCGTTAGAG